AGCAAGAACCAAAGAAATACGAGTCTAAACTAGCAGAAAAACTTGCAAATTCGCTTAAATAATAATATATTATTATAATTAAGGTTAAAATAAATAATCAGTATGTCACGTAAATCTAACATCGATAACAGTTTTGCAGATCTTGTTAAAAGGCTTAACGAAATGAGCAACACCACTCCGGAGCAAGAGAGACAATCTCTCATGGAAGCTGCCAGACAAGAACCAAGAATATTAGACGACAGACAGATTACCCTAGCTGATATCGCTAAATTAGCCGGCATTAAAGAATTCAAAGAACCAACCAAAATCTCTCCAAAAGCAGAGAAGTTGATCGAATCTATCACAGGCGAAAAGAGTGATATTACTCGAGCGATAGAAGAATCGGACAAAACACTTTCGGGCAAGATTATCAAAGAAGCAAAAAAAATCAGCAACAGACTGGATAGGATCGCAGAATTAGAAGCACAATTGGCAGGATTAAAAGCAGAGCAGAAAGAAGAGCAAACACATGACACAGATTCATTCAGAGAGGTATTATCAAAAGATATTCAAGAATATATTAAAACAGCAACAGAGGCAGAACTGGTCGAACTTTATAACAACATCTCAGACAATGAAGCAATTCACAATGAAGAATCAAAACACATTTTGGTCAAAACTCCAGAAACTAAAGCGATCATAGCCGACGCTGAAAAAGCAGAGGAAGCCGCAATGCAAGAAAAAGAGAAAGACAAAGAAGAAAAAACCAAAGAAAAAATGGTACAGGAGAAATCAAAAGAAGAACCCGAACAGGACGAATTAAAAGATGATATGTGTCCAGTATGCGGTAAAAAACCCTGTGTTTGCGAAGCATCTGGATTCCAAGGACAACAAGAAGCAAGACAATTTGATATAAGATTAGCAGGAGACTTTGATCAAGAGCGAGGAACAGATCAACACACCGCTGATATGGTAAAAGCTCTTTTAACAAAATCTGGTATACAGGCAGAAGTGGAGCCCAGCGAAGCTGATTACTCATCTGTTACTGTTCACACAATGTCTCAACCTGACGCAGTCATTCAAGCATTAGGCAACGTAGTGGACGAGAGCCTTAGATACACAGACGAATTATCAGAAAATATGGATGAAGCAGGCTCTAGACTTCCTTCCAGCATGGCGAAGACCAAAGCCAAATTGGATAGAATGACGCCAGATGAGATCAGAGCATTCTTTAAGAACAGAGAAGATTTTGCTAAACAGGCCAGTGGCGGAACTATTCGTCCAGGTTATTCTGCCAAAGAACTAGCACAGGGTCAAGAATTTAGATACGGCAGAGAGTTTGCTAAAGGTCGTCCTTATTCCAAACATTTCGAAAATACAGAATTAAAAAAATAGTTAAATATTGGTGTATGAAATTAACACCAAGCAACAATCAATTTAATCCTAATCCATATTTCAATAAACCTATTGAACAAGATTTTGTTCCCTCTATCGACCAAACAGAATTATTCGATCAAAACGGATACGATCTTACTCCATTAGAAAGACTTTATGCAGAGGCAAACGGACACTTAGGGCGTTGGCATCGTCCTAATCATTATGCTCTAAAATACGATTGGTTAATTGATAATAACAACTCCGTAACTGGAGCTCATATTAATCATTGTTTAATATTTGAAAGGAAAGGCTATTCGGGAGAAGCACTATATCAATTACAAAACTGGGCAGAATCAAATAATCTTATATATAAAATTATTAAAATGAGACCTAAATGGGGTATGGATCTTAGTGTGGATTATGTGGATGAATCAGGTAACGTATTTGAATTATTACACTGGGAATATGATGTATTTAATTACGAAGAGATTACTGATAAAAAGAAACAAATAGAAAAATATTTCCTTAGTATTGATTGGAATTCTGCTGCTCAAGAAATGTTAAAAAGAAAAAAAGAATGGCATCATTTAGATTTTTTTGAACAGAGCGCTTGGAAAACAAATTTCTTTAATATAGAAAAAGAAAGATTTAAGATGGTTCTTTGGCAATAAATACCTATATGAGTGATAGCGAAACTTTTAGTTCTTATAAACAATACCTAGATGACAAATTACGCATGAAGATGCATGGTCATGTGGGTGTTAGCAAACAATTAGAAATGCCCAAGAGTGCTGGTTCAAGTGGTTTAAAAAATGCTGAAGAATTTATGAAATCAGATGTGCATTTAATGGGAGAAAACAAAAAAAGTTTACGTAATACTAAAAATAATCCATGTTGGAAAGGTTATAAACCTGTAGGCACAAAACAAAAGAATGGAAAGACTGTGCCTAATTGTGTGCCAGAAGATAGACCTTCTCCGGCAAAACCAAATCCAAAATACGATTATAAACTATCCATGTACGAAACTCTGCGCAAAATAGAAAATAAATTTTTACCAAAAAAAACCAAATAAAAACAGTTGATTTAAAACCATTTAGATCTTATAATAAACACTAATAACAAAGGAGAATAAAATGTCAGGCAGAAATTTTAATGAAGCAGAAAAAGAAAAATTGATACAATTAATCAAACAGGGATCTCAGGTATTGTCAGAAGTCGAAGATTTAAAAGCAGGTTTAAAAGATACGGTTAAAGCAGTGTCGGAAGAACTGGAACTAAAACCAGCAATTATAAACAAAGCCATAGCCATAGCACACCGAGACAATTACAAAGCAGTTGCTGATGACATGGACCTATTAGATTCTATTTTAGCAGCAGCAGGCAAAATCTAGTGCATGGTTTTAGCTCATGAGCTACATAGACGCATATTACAGAAGAGATGATGACAAGGTTTTGGTCGTTGAGCGTGATGCCAATGGACTAAGAAAGTTTGTTGATTATGATGCAAGATATGTGTTTTATTATCCGGATGCTCGAGGCAAACACAGAAGTATACACGGCGAAACACTACAAAAAGTAACTTGTAGCACTTTCAAAGAATTTATAAAAGAACAAAAAATTAGAAGCAACAAAAAATTATACGAGCAAGACATCAATCCTGTATTTCGTTGTCTGGAAGAAAATTATCTTGGCAAAGATGCTCCAAGATTAAATGTCGTATTCTTTGACATTGAAGTGGATTTTGATCCACAACGTGGATATTCTACCACAGACGATCCATTCATGCCCATCACAGCAATCACTTGTTATCTTAACTGGACCGATCAATTGGTTACATTTGCTGTGCCTCCCAAAGGACTTGGTATGGCCGATGCAAAATTGCAAGTAGAGAGATTCAGCAACGTAATGCTTTTTGAAAAAGAAAAAGATATGCTGGATGCTTTCTTGACTCTGGTAGATGAAGGCGATGTTATCAGTGGCTGGAATTCGGAAGGATACGACATACCTTACACAATAGGAAGGATACAGAAAGTATTGAGCTCAGACGACACAAGAAGATTATGTTTTTGGGGAGAAAAACCCAAGAAGAGAACATTTGAAAAATATGGCAGAGAACAAATCAGTTATGATCTAATTGGTCGAGTGCATCTGGATCTATTAGAATTATATAGAAAATATACCTATGAAGAACGTCACAGTTATCGTTTAGATGCAATAGGAGAATATGAATTGGATGAGAAGAAAACTGTGTATGAGGGATCATTGGACCAGTTGTACAACAATGATTTTGGTATGTTTATAGAATACAATAGACAAGACTGTAATCTATTGGCCAAGTTAGAAAAAAAATTAAAATTTATCGAATTGGCGAATGAAATAGCACATCAAAATACTGTGTTGCTACAAACCACCATGGGAGCAGTGGCAGTTACAGAACAAGCAATTATCAACGAAGCACATCGAAGAGGCATGATAGTGCCAGGCAGAGAAAAAAGAGACGATAATGCGATCATTGAAACAGCAGCAGGAGCGTATGTGGCATATCCCAAAAAAGGTATACATGACTGGATAGGTACAATGGATATAAATTCTCTGTATCCGTCTGTGATTCGAGCCCTAAATATGGGTCCAGAGACTATTGTGGGACAGATACGTCCGGTTATAACATCAGCAGAAATAAACAGAGCCAAGCACCAAGGCAAATCATTCGCCACAGCATGGGAAGGACAATTCGGCACATGGGAATATCAAGCGGTCATGAAACAAGAAAAAGGCACAGAACTCATAATCGATTGGCAAGATGGTACCAGCGTAAGGATGAGTGCTGCACAACTGTACGACCTAGTATTTGATGGCAACAGACAATGGATGATCAGTGCTAATGGCACAATATTTACATACGAATTTGAAGGAGTAATACCTGGATTATTAAAAAGATGGTATCAGGAAAGAAAAGACATGCAGAAAAAAATGACAGAATCTGGAGACAATGATATAGAAAAAGAGTTTTGGGATAAAAGACAGTTGGTTAAAAAAATTAATTTGAATAGTTTATATGGAGCAATTCTAAACCCGGGCTGTCGTTTCTTTGACATGCGTATAGGACAGAGTGTTACATTAACTGGCAGATGCATCACTAAACACATGGCATCTAAAGCCAATGAAATAGTTACAGGAAAATATGACCACGTGGGCGAGAGTGTGATATACGGAGACACAGACTCGGTTTATTTTTCTGCTTATGCCACATTAAAAAAAGATATAGATTCGGGACAAATACCATGGGGCAAAGAAAATATTATTGCTCTCTATGATAAAATAGCCGAGGAAGTAAACAGTACCTTTTCTTCATTCATGACTCGAGCATTCCATTGTCCAAAAACTCGAGGAGATGTGATACGAGCAGGCAGAGAATTGGTTGCTAGTAAAGGTTTGTTCATAACTAAAAAAAGATATGCAGTTTTATATTTTGATAAAGAAGGCAATCGTGTAGACACAGCAGGCAAAGAAGGCAAAGTAAAAGCAATGGGTTTGGATCTTAAACGTTCAGATACTCCAGTATTTGTACAGGATTTTTTAAGTGATATATTATATCTAGTATTAATAGGTAAAACCGAAACAGAAGTGTTAGACAAAATTAAACAATTTCGAGCAGAATTTAAATCTAGGCCGGGTTGGGAAAAAGGTTCTCCCAAACGTGCTAACAACATCACAGAATATTACGAGGAAGAAAAGAAAAAAGGCAAGACTAATATGCCAGGACATGTGAGAGCCTCTATTAATTGGAATAGATGCAGAGAGATGTACGGAGACAAGTACAGCATGCCCATCTTAGATGGTGCCAAAGTAATTGTGTGTAAATTGAAGAATAATCCATTGAATTATACTTCCATAGCATATCCGGTAGATGAGCAAAGATTACCCGAGTGGTTCAAAGAGCTACCGTTTGATAGCGATGGCATGGAAGAGAGTGTGCTGGATGGCAAGATTGAAAATTTAAT